CTCCTGTGGCATAGAGACGGTGGGGAGGAGATTTGTCCCATTGGATGGGCATACAAAGGCTGTGCGCGGTGCCGTGGGCGTTGATGTCCGTCGGCCAGCTTAATGGATCGAGCCGGACAATGAGGTCTGTGCGGCGTTCAGAGGCGGCGCTGTAGGTGTGGTATTCTTGTGGGACGGTGAGCATGGGGAGGCCTCCTTTCTATCGTTCAATAAACGGCCACGATATATTTTTGTAGTGCGCCGGCTTCCCGCTCGCATCTGTCGGCCCTGGTTCGTACGTCATCGTGCCGCTGTAAAATTGTTTTTCGCGGACCGTGTCCGTATCTTCGTCATAATACCGCAGGCGGACAAAATTCCGACCCGTCCGCATTCGTTTGATGCGGAGAAATTGATCGCGTGTGAGGAACGTCCACTTGCAAGTGATCGTTAGCTTCTCGGCCAGCAGCTCCTTCGTCATCTGGGCGCCGGGTCCAACTGTACGCTGGGCCCCGGTTACAACCTGATCACTTGATACGGACGTGTAGGCGTCCGGCCGGACAGGAAAGGCTACGCCATCTACGGCATAGACCATTGAATCATCTCCTTACACTGTTTGAGGCTTCAGCCTACCCATTCGAACAAACTCATCCCACACAGCCTGTGCGATAATCCGCGCAAACTTGCGCCCATCAATGTTGACGTCGCCCTCCAACCGGATCTGGCTGCCAAACTTGCTATCGTTAAGCGCGTTAAGCATGGCGGTGTATATTTCACTGGCAGTCAGGCCGGTACCGCCATCCGCTACGGCCTGCTTGATCATGCCGTAGAGCTCATGCAGGGGAGCGATTGCTTCGGCGCTTTGGCGGTTGTCACCGACCATTGCGAGGGTGGGCTGTGAGACGATGCCGCCGGATGCAAAGCTGGGGAGCTGCGGCGCCTTAATCGTCGGGATCGTCGGAAGTTTGAAGCTTATGTTATTGCCGCCGATGACCGGCACCCAGTCGGGAACATCAATGTCAAACAAATTCAATTTGCTAATAAGAGAGTTGATACCCTTAATTATGCCATTCGCAAGGGCAACCATGATGTCGATGCCAAGCTGTGCCCAATTGACCGACGTCAAATAGTCAAACAGAGCCTTTACAAGCTCCCAAGCGCCTTGTAGCAAGATTGGGATCGCTTCGACAAGCCCTTTTACCAAGGATTCTATGATTTCAGGGGCATGCTGCGCAATCATTCCGAGCGAGCCTGTAATCCCTTTGATAAGGGCCACAATAAGGTTTATACCGGCTTTGATGATGTGGGGCAGGTTATCGACCAAGGCCTGAACGATCTGCATCACAACAAGCACAATTGCCGGCATTAGCTCCGGAATCATTTCAATGATCCCGTCAATTAAGGCCATCAGGATTTCTATGCCTGACTGTAATATTTGCGGCAGGTTATCCGTAAGTGACTTCACAATCATCCGGATCGCGCCCTGTGCCATTGGGATCAGTTCAGGCATCTTGTCGGCCAGGCCGGTCAGTAGCCCTGTGATCAGAGCAATGCCGGCAGAAACCAGTCGCGGCGCATAGGTCAGGAAAGCCTGAACCAGTAACGTAATGACATTTACCCCAAACGGGATGAGCTCGGGTATTAGCATGTCTAACCCATCCATAAAGGCAGTAATAATGCCTAGGACGGCCGACGAAATCATCGGGAAATTTGCATTGATGCCCCGGATAAAAGAGGTCAGCACAGTGACCGCGCCCCGTACAAACGCCGGTGTAAATTGTGCGATTTTGACCAGCGCTTGTGTCAAAAAGCCGGCAATGATAGGGCCGAGATCGGAAAATTCCTTGACCATGTTCGCACCGGCGTTTGGGCCGACGGCCAGTGTATCTAAGTTGGTTTCACCTGTATCTTCTGATTCTGATTTTTCAATATTATTCAGTTGATCGAATCCCGCAACCGCACCAGCTGCTTTTTTTGCCTCTTTTGATGTGCTTTTCAGTCGTTTTGCAGCCGCGACGGATTGCGCATAGGTTTTCCCAAATACACTCGACGTAAACGCGGCAATCTTTTGTGCGGCAAGGGCGAGTCCAGACATGAGTGCATTGACCGCTGGCATAATTACCTGCAAGATCGGCGCGAACGCAACCTGTAAATTCCCCTTCAAAGCATTCAAGGATGCCGCAAACTGCTCGTTCGATGTCAACGCGCCGCCGACCAAATCTCTGAATGCTCGAAAAGCTGCGTACAATCCAGCCATTAGTACAGCCGATTTAAACGCGCTCTTGATGCTTCGCCCAAGGCCGCTGACTTTATGCCCCACATCCTTAACGGATTTTGAGGCGTTTTGCTTCATGCTGGAAAAGGCTTTTCCGAGGCCGTTTTTGACACTCTTTCCACCCTTGGAGGCCGCAGACTTCAGGGTTGACTTGATCTGTTCACCGAGCGAGTCAACGGCTTCCTTGGGCTTCTCCGTCGCCTGCGCCGCTGCCGACATTGCTTTATCATACTTTGCCTGCGTCTGCATCAGGGTCTGCTGTAGAGATATCAGGCGGCCTTCCCCGGCGGTGATCTTCTGGGCAAGCTTATCACTTTCTTCTCCGCCTTCATCACCCAGCTTTGCATAAGCGTTTTCCAGTCTCAGTAGTTCCTCACGCTGATCAGCGATCTGCGCGGTGAGGTTTTCCAGTTTTTGCTTCAACAGTTCTGCGGGCTTCTCGGCGGCTTGAAAAATATCCTCCAAAGGGATAATAGATTCCTTCGCCTGTTTGCCGTAATTTTCGATAAATTCTGCTGGATCAGGCCCGGCCATTGCATACTTGGGTGGCCCGCGGGGAGCGCCTGGTTCTGCCGCTGCTTGCGTCACTTTAGCCTCTACCTCAAAATTTCGAGGTTTCAAGGCTCGTTCTACCATTGCATCAAGTGATTCACCTGCGGCAGTGATACATTCTTCGGTCGTCTTTTGGACGTTATCCGCGACTTTTTCAACCGTATTTCCAACCTTCTCGATAGGCTTCTGTATGGCTTCGGAGGCGGCCTTTCCAACGCTCTCAAAGCTGTTTTTCGCCTGTCCTTGTGCCTTGCTCGCGATATTTTCCAACTGAGATTTCAGATCGGACAGAATGTCCAGCTCCAAGAATATCTTGCCGACGCTCGTTCCTTCGCTCATTTCTTCCTGCCTCCAAACATACTGGCGAGCATCTGCTCCAGCGTGGCCATCTGCTTTTTTGCCTCCGCTTCATCGATCTGCGGGCGGCTCGATGCCCGGAAGGCGGCCCAATCCGCGAGGATTTGCTTCTGCCATTTGTTCATGTGCCGGATCATCTCCCGGTCTTTCTCTGACCGCACAGCCACGACGCGCCCCAGCGGGGTATCGTCCATCAGGCCAGACACCATCTTGACCCAATCGGTGTATTTAAGATCGCCCTGCTCGGACGGCAGTAAGCCGTACTGTTTAGCGATGCTCTGCTCGATCAGGACGCGATCAAATTCGAGATCATACCAGATTTCATCGTCAATTTGATTTTTGGGTGGCTTCCTGAAATCGGGCGCTCACCGTTTCCGGTTCCTCCCCGGTCATAGCTGCAATGATGATTTCCAGCAGTTTCAGATAGGCAACGAAGGGCAGGTTCATTTCGTCCACTTCTTTTGCGGCCGGCTTTCCAAGCGCCAATTCTAAGATTTTGGAAATGTTTTCGGCATCGCTGGTATCCATCTTGGTTACTTTCATAACCGTTTTTGTCCGGTCATCGATCGGGTAGATTTTCTCTCCGATTCGGATTTCCGGCGTGTTAGTGAGCAGCTTCTGATCAAGTGTGTAGAGTTTTCCCACGATTTGATTCCTCCAAATATGATTTTTTATATAACAAAAGCGCCTACCTCGTGTGAGATAGATGCTTTCGCTGTTTGATTTTTGATTATGCCCGTGCCGCTGTTAAGATTGGCGGTACGCGCTCTAATATTTTTCTCATGGCGGTTTCATTCCGGATCCAGTCTCCGATCTCCTGCCGATACACGATAACCGGCATTCGGTTGTGGATATCTCTGACAGACTGGTTTGCGTCCGTGGTGAGGATCACATACCGCCGTTCCCCGCCAAACTCGTTGTAAAATCCGGCCATATACAACAGTGCTTTCCCAGTTTCGCGGAACAGGTATTTTTGCTTCTTTGCGTCTTTTGCCCACTCGAAAAATCCCGTGCTTGGTATCACACACCGGCGTGAGAGCAGACTCTCGCGGAAGCTCTTTTTGTCGAGCGCCGTTTCAGCTCGGGCGTTGATGATCACGCCGCTTTTGCTGCGGAAATTCGGGAACCCCCACACCGCTACATCCGGGCGGATATCGTCTTGCCCGGCCAGCAATACCGGCGCGGGATTGGTGGGATAAATCTCACCGGTTTTGAACTCTGCGTCCGGATGCCGTTGCGTGATCGCATTCACGATATCCCGGATTTCCTGCTCGTCGATTGATATTGTGTATCTTCCGCGCATCTATTTACCCTCCACAAACCAACGATTTTCCTCCAAAAAGAGATTGGTTTCCGTCCGGCCGATCCGGACACGATAGCGAATTCCAGCGCCGCCCGCTTTGAGCGACGCGGCTTTCCGCACATCCTTAATTTGATCGATCTCATAATGCGTGCCATCCTCCCAGGTAATTACCTTGGGTTGGGCATAACCCGTTGGCGTCATTTCGGCCAGCACACTGACGTATACCTTGCGCCTGATATCCTGCATCCCTATCATCCCTCACTGGTTTATAAATATCCCACCGGATGAATGGTATGGTCTTCATAGGGATTAAATTGCGTCAAGGTCTTATCTTTTAATAATGTCGCCCTTTGTACCGAGAAAATTCCGAACCGATGTTTCAGGCCGTCAACCGCCCGGTCCAGCGCCTCCAGCTTTTCACGCTTGCCTTCATCCGTATAGAAATCCAACTGTGTACAAATGCTGTCATGCTCAAAGTCAGTCACGCTCACGCCGATGCTACGAATCGGCCTCTCCCATCGATAGTTTGCCTGGAAGAGCTCCATTGCCTTCTGCGCGATCTCACTGCTGATATTGGTATAGTGCGGCACTTTGCCCTGCCTCGTGAAGGAGGTGAGCGCATTGTCCCGCACGGAGATGCAGACCGTTCGGCTCTTAAATCCGAGCTCGCGCATCCGCCGCGCCACGCTCTCCGCCAGCACATAATAGACCAGCTTCACATCCTCATCGGTTTCGAGATCACGTGGGGTGGTCGTGCTGTTGCCTACTGATTTAATGACTATCTCGCTGCCATAGGGGCTGACCGGGGATTGATCGTTACCAAGCGCAAACTGTTTGAGGATCAAGCCGATTTTCCCAAACATTCCATGCAGGGTGCCGTCCGGGGCTGTAGCCAGTTCTCCGATTGTATAAATGCCATAATTTCTGAGTTTTCGAGCCGTAGCAGTGCCGACGTAGAGCAGATCGGGGGCTGGCAAAGGGTATACAACCTCTTTATAATTGCTCTTTGTAATCATCGTCAAACCATGCGGTTTTCGATAATCGCTGCCAAGCTTCGCCGTTATCTTATTCCAACTCACGCCGATACTGACCGTGATGCCAAGCTCTCTCCAGATGCGCTGTTGTATCTCTTTTGCCAGCGTCTCGCTACGTCCAAACAAGCCCTCGCTGCCAGTTACGTCGATCCAGCACTCATCAATGCCAAATGGCTCTAACTGGTTCGTATACTCCAGCAGGATTTCCCGCACCAGACGGGAGAATCGGACATACAGTGAAAAATTCGGCGGAAAGATGATAAGGCCGGGGCATTTTTGCTTTGCCTGCCAAAGTGCCTCCCCGGTTTTAATCCCGTATTGCTTGGCAATCTCGTTTTTCGTCAGGACAATGCCGTGACGTTGTTCCGGATCCCCGCCAACGACAACAGGTTTGTCCCTGGCTTCCGGATGATGCAAACACTCCACAGATGCATAAAATTTGTCGCAATCGACATGCATAATTGAGCGTTCCATGATTCGCCTCCGCGTGAACGTTTGTTCTAGTATATGATAGTTCCGTGAAGTCGATTCGTCAAGCGTTATGTTTTTCCAGTGGTGGAACTTTACAAATTCTTCCTTTTGTCGTGATCTTCTGGGGGTGAATGGGTTAAAATTATGATATCATCTTAAATGGTTGCTTTTTGGTGAAAAATATGGTATTTTGGATAAAATAATTCATATGGGGTGGTTTTGAATGACATGTCCAAAATGCGGTTCTGAAAATGTGCTGGTAACCAGCGAGCAAACCAGCACAAAGACCAGCGGAAAAGGGGCGGGGTGCCTGTGGTCAATTGGACGCTGGTGTTTGATTATTTGTACCTGTGGGCTTTGGCTTCTTGTCGGCAAGCACAAAGGGAAAGGGAAGACCAAAATTAAAAACAGTACCGTTGCTATTTGTCAAAACTGCGGCAACAAGTGGAACGTTTAAGTGCTCATCGAGGCCTCCTCAATTTTGAGGGGGCCTCTTTTCGTTTATCCCGCCGCCGACGCCGGCGTGTACGTCGGCTTTCCGTGCGTCATCACATCGAATTCCAGCGGGGCCACATCCGTGCTTTCGCCGCCGCCGATCGCGGTTACGCTGACCACTGCGTCGAACGCAAGCTTCGCGCCGGAAGGGAATTCCCACTCGAATTTCGTATCGCAATCCGTGCCGGATTTCCATGCGAGGCCTGCAACATAATCGTTACCGGGATCACCAGGGCACAGCTTGCCGGAAAGGGATACCGTCAGCGCCTTGCCGGTCGTCATGCGCTTCATCCAGCCCTCCGCATCCATCGGTGTCCATTCCTGCACACTGCCGTCGATCGAGACGGAGAAGCTAGTCATTTCCGCGATGGGCACCATGCTTTCCTCTTCGCTGGCTCGCCCATCTTTCCCGATCTTGAATTTGTTAGTAAAGACCGGAAAAACACCTGTTTTCGGCATCAAACATCATTCCTTTCTGTAGCATATCTTTAGGTTGATCACATACTCATACACTTTTTTCACATCCCGTCCGACTGGAACCGGGGCGGCGCCGGGATCGACGAAAACCACCTGTATGCCGCCCATCTCGATATGAGACAGGCCATAGAGCGATTCATACAGCTCTATGGCTTTCTTTTCCGCCGCAGAGGGGTTCGTCGTCCAGTGGACGAGCAGTGTCACATATTTGTAAGCGTACCGAGTGTAGGCCTCACCGCCGATGCAGATGCGCTGGCCACCGGATGCGCGGTTATCGTTGTACACGCCCACGCAGCGATCCAGATTCGCATCAATCGCACCGACGGTCACGCGGCCATTCAGTTCCGCATCTTGTTTAAGCAGCCATCCGGCGACCTGTTCAAGGGTCAGGGTCACAGCTTTGCCTCCTCTTTATATAACTCAGCAAATGTATCCTGTGCGAAGGTCTCACGCCTGCCGCCAGGCTGCCAAGGCTCCAACCAGAGGCCGCCGGCGTTGGGGTTTTTGACGGTCTGGAAGTTGTACTCTGGATGATAGTACAGGCGGCGGGCCTGCGGGGCGTCTGTTATTAGTAGGGATACGATTTTGCCGTCGGCGCTGAACGTGTCCGCAAAGGTCATGTTGTTTTGCATATCTCCGCCGGCGTAAGGCATGACCTGCTCTTTGACAACATCTGACCTCAATTCATCCACCGTTCCCTCCGCCGCGCGCAGAACCGCCTTTTCTAACTTTTCGATCGCTGCATAGTCAAGTTCGATTCGGATGCCGTCCATCAGACCAACTCCAGTTGCGTATAATTTACCGTGCCGTCCGGGTTCCGCGCGCGGGATGCGCTGTAGATCACCCGGACGGTTTCTGCCCCGGCGCCGCGGATAACCACCTCGCCAGCGATATCCCGGCCCGGTGCAATATCGCCGGGGATCAACGCGCAGGCATTAAGCTGGATGAGCTGCCGTTCGGCGTTCATGACCTGCCGGGATCTCTCGGAGTAATTGCATTTGCCTTCAAAAATGGTCTCTTGTTTCGGCGTACCGTCGAGATTCAGGCCCGTTTGCAGCTGCACGGTGATCGGTGTGCAGCAGGCCTGCGACGGCACGAGCTGCGGCCATTTCAAGCGCGTCACCCCCAATCCAGCCCACGGTAGGTGAGCCCCGATTGCTGCAAGAGCGCATAAATGCTGCGCAGGGTACTGACGCCATCCTGCTGTACCAACATGGATTTATCCCACGACATGGATACCCCGTTGATCGCATAAGAGGTGAGCGGATTGCTGAGCAACTCGCCATATTCGCGCAAAAAATCCGCCTGTAAGCAGACAGCCCTTGTCACAAGCTCCTTCTGCCGCTCCGCCAGTCGATCAAATCCTTGACCGATAATCCGGTTGAAGGTCAAGCTATCAATGTCATACTCGGCGGATTCCAAATTTTGCTGCGTTGCGTCTCCTTCCGGGCAGATACGCATGTAGTCATCTATCGTAACATAACGCATCCTTGCATCAATCCTTCTGCTCTTTTACCTTTTTCAAGGCTTCCTGTGCGGTTTTGAGCTGCTTTTTCAGGGCGGTGTTCTCGTTGGCCACCGTCTGGAATTTGTCGTAAGGCACGGTTTTGCCTGCGCCATGCCGCACGAGTTTTCCGCTGTCGTCGAGGATGTCAAAGCCCTCCTTGACATAACGTTCCTGCTGCGTCTGGTCGATCGTATAGACCTTGTTTCCCTTTGTTGCCTTCATTTTATTCCCTCCTTACGCGCTTGTGGCTTCCGCGTTCATAGAGACGCCAGAGGCCTTGTTTTCAATCAAAAACAGATCCCCGTAATTGCGGTTCTGATAAAGGTAGCCGTCCGCTGTGCGAGAATCCGTCCCGGGTGTGAAGAGCTTGATATAGCTGTACTTATCCCGGCAGATAACCGCCGACGGGTGCAGGAGGATAAAGTTAATCTGCTTCGCGTCGGACGCAGGGACACATCCTGTGGTAAAGTCATACTTCGTTTTCATGCGGGCCGCAGGCACCATCTTGATTTGCACATCGTCCAAACTGTGCACTTGGCGGTTGATCCCGCCGGCGGAGGATACGCTCATCACGCGCTGGATACCTTCGGCCTCTTTGATGATCTTGCACACTGTGGGCGTTGCGTAAATGATGCGGCCTTCTGTCGGCACGCCGGCCTCATCCATTTTCGCCATATATTCATCAAACATTTCAAGGATGTTTTGCGTGGTGATCTCGGTGGAATCCGGCGTTACGCTGTAAGTAGTCAGTTCTGCGTGCAGCTTCGAGAAGCGGTAGGAATCCTTTTCTGGGATTGCTTGCTCCTCCTCAAAGGTCGTCTGGATGTTGGCGACAGACATGACGAGGTTCGTCTCATTGATATCCATCGGATCAATGAAAAATTCCACGTCTCGGTCATGGGCGAGCTTTTTCGGCTCCCAATCGTTGGACATGGTGCCGGCATTAAATCCAGCGGTACGGGTGTGATCCTTATACCCGCTCAGGGACATACGAGGCAATTTGATTGTCTGTGCATTAATAAACTGCACGCCAGGATTGCTTTTGGTAAGCGCATCGGAGCACAGCTCCCGCGCATACTTCTGCGCGAGCTGGCGCGCGAAGGTTTCGGCGTAATCGTATACAGCCATTGGTCATCATCCTTCCTATTTTAAGTTGTTGCCAAAGATCGCAGCGAGCGCATCGTCATCGGTCTTTGGCTGATTTTCGTTCCCGGAAGCTCCTACCCGGAATCCGCGGGAATTGTTCTTCTGGTCGTCCTGCTTTTTCCATTCGGGATGGCGCTTGAGGACTTCCTTCAACGCTTCTGCAACGGCGTCCTCGTCGAGTTCATCCCCCGATTTTTCGACAGCATGCATGGCAAGCAGCACTGCATCCTCCACTGCTTCGGGTTTTACACCCTCCTTGTATGCGGCAAGCTGCGCGCGGGTTTCGACAATCTCCCGATGGAGGGCAGCGCTGTTGTCCTCGGCAGGCTCACCCTCGCCCTCTGCGTGAGAAGCTGACGGAGGGGCAGCGGGTGGCTGCTGGGCCTGCTTCTGCTTTTTGAGCCAGTCCTTTTCTGCGCGTTTTAGACGCGTGTTGATCAGAGCGTCAAGCTCCTCCTGTGTTTTTGGCAGATTGGGCTCTGTCCCTCCACCGGGAGGATCGGCCGGGGGCGGAATCTGGTTGTTCGGGTTTTTGTCGGAATTCTCTTGGGGAGCCGGTTCCGCAAACAACTGGAGCTGCGGCCTCAAAAAGGTTTTGCTGTTCTGTACGGTGGTTCTCAACATTGCATATCGCTCCTTTTATAGCCTGTCGGCTGTTATCCTTGCAGAGTTTTACGCCTTGCAGCACGTTTTGGGCATAAAAATGACCCGCATTTCTGCGGGCAAATTTAGCAGGGCTTCCGCCCGCCTCCCTTGCGCTTTGGCATTGTCCTCACCTCCTTCAAATGGACATGAAAAAGCGCCTACCGGATGGCAAGCGCTCATAAAGCACAGAATAATTCAATTGTCCCTGTGGTTTGGACACTTGGAGCAGATATTTTCAAATTCGGCAACCGCAAAAGCTTCTTCTGGCGCCGTCCACTTCGGCGCGCCGTCGTCAACAACCATGCAGATATCAAAGCATACGGCAATTTCGATTTCTCTTCCCACCAGCGGGCAAAACACCTTATCTTCCATACCGCTTCAACACCTCCAGTATCTTTTTCACCTTATCGTCAAATTCTTCCGGCCCAAAAGCCGTGCGAATGGCTTGCTTCTCCCGATCCACATATACAACGCCCTGATCGGAATAATATCGCTCAAACCGGCCATTCCAGACGGTGACGGAAGCCTTTGCGTTTTTGATCATTTCCTGCGCCTGTTCCTGCGTAATACTGTGCTTCCGCTGTAAATTGATATGTTCATCGTCAAATTGCAGCGCTTCGATCTCGATCGGCTCCAGATCTAAGTGGAGCACGCCGCGGATGCCTGCATCTCGTTTGATTTCTGCGTTTAGTATAGCATCTTTTTGGGATTTTTCCAACGGGATTCCATAAGTTTTCTCCCGCCAATAATCCCTGCGTAGCATATCCTCGTGTTCTCCGATAAATTCCCGAACGTTTTTCTGCGCTTCTCGCACCTTTCGCTGATACGCTTTCTTTTGATCTTCGTCGAGCGTGCCCTCGGCCATGCGCTTCCATTTGCGCACCGCGCGTTCCAGCCCGCGTTGCTGCTGTTCCAAGGCGGCGGTTTTTCGGATTTTATCCCCATCCATTGGCGGCGGGATCGGGTCGTCGTGCCTCCATGTCATCAGCGTATGCCGACAGTTTGGGTGGAACAGCCCTTTATTGACCGCAACGGAGAGCAGCATATACCAATGGCCGTCATTGCTCAAACCCCGGTCGCCGCTACGCTCTCCTGCCCACGCGCCCCAAACATCATCAATGTATACCTTGCCCTGCCAGGGCAGGCACGTTTCTGAGCAGGCGCCGTACTGGCTGACCAGTACCGTATCCACGCCGAATTCAGCCCGGCGCTGCGCTTCGCCCAACAGCATAGACCGGGTTGCAGCGGTGCGCAGGGCCATCTGCGCATAGTCGGCAATGTTGACCCGCCGCCCGTTTTTATACTCCACACAGCGGATTCCCTGCGCCAAAAAATCCTTGACCGCCATATCAATTGCCTGCGGCAGGGTAATAGCCCCTGCTGACATAGACAATTCCACGCGAGAAATCGTTTGCCGGTAAGCATCCTCCATCGTGCGCAGGGCTGCGCGTTCCACACGGGATTCCGTCGTCTGGATTTCATCAATAAGGGAGTTTAGGCGACGGTGATTCACTCCAAAGAAATGATCGTCCGGTATGGATTGTTTCGCGCGTTCCGGATTAATCTCAATCAGTTCCTGCTGCGTTTGCTCCCAACCCTCATCAAACTGTTCACGGAGCATCTGCTCTGTAGCTTCATCTATCACAGGCCGGTATTCTTTCATCAGAGCTTTGTTCTGCCTGCGGTATTGCTCTAAATTACGGATTTTGAGCGCCTGCCAAGCGGGCCAGTGAAAGCCCTCGCTCGTTTCCCACTCCTTGTGCCCGGCAAGATTGCGGGTGAGAGATGCAATCAGCCGCAATTCCATTTCCTCAAACAACCGGGCGATCTGCTGCCACGTCATACCACCACAGCCTCAGTGGGCAACTTATCCCGCAACCCTCCGCCGATAGACGGTTCTGAAAGTTCTTCGATTCCACGCAGCGCTTTGATACGGGCAACCTCGGCGGCTTTCCATTCTTCGTCTTTGCTGTTGCCCCACATCTGATCAACCTGCGTTTCGATGCTCATGGTGGCGGCCGCAGCGGCTTGATTAACCGTCTCAACGCGGGCGTCAAACGACGGCGCGCCGTACTCTCCAAACCCGACAGACGGATTATAAACGCCAGGGGCCTCCCCTCGCATGAGATCGTAAGCCATCAGGATTACGCGGATAAGCTGCGGCAGCACCTTTTCCAGCACGCCCGTAATCGTGTTGCGGGTGTATCCAGTGACGTCCTTTTTCTCCCGCTGCGCCTCTGCGCTGCTCATTTTGCCCACATCGATGCCCAAGGTGGCCGGTGACACAATTCCCTGTAGGCACATATCAAGAGCGGCAAGATAAGAGGACAGAAACGCTTCGTACCGGATTTCCGGCTGGACCATTTCGATTTTGTTCATGTCGTTTTCGCCGGATGCGGATTCCGTCACGATGTATTCGCTTCCGAAATCATTCAGCCTTTTCAGCTTGCCGGTTTCAGGGTCAGTGGGGACCAGGTCCCTCGGGATGTATTTCTTGACGCGACCCGCGCGGATTGCGTCCCACCACTGGCTGATCACCTCGTCGAGCGCGTCGAAATCGTCAAGCTTGCTCTCATAGATCGCCTTGCCCCTCCAAGGGAACTTGGGACTGTCGTAGAACTTCAACGGAACCGCCATCATGAAATTGCCGTCAAACTCGACTGGTTTCAACCCGGCAAGCTCCGGCACACAGTCAAGCGATACTTCATGGTCCCTATCAAAGAGCGCATAACTGACGCTGCCTTTGCGGTAGGTTTCACAGAGCCGGTATTCCCGGTGTTTTTCCCGGTAAGTCGTCCAAAAGCGTATTCCTGTGATCCGGCCGTTTTTGTGAATGTATTCCACACGGTCGGCTTCGTAAAACTCCACGTGGGGGTAAGGGGAGGCTTCCGGATCCTTCGGATCGTCGATCATGATTTTCCACGCCCCGTCGCCGGATACCAGCGCACCAACAACGCCTTTGCCTACAGATTCTATAAAATCCAACTCCTGCATGATATCCTCCCAGGCTTGCTGCCCGGCACCGCCCTTGAACTCGATATCATCCATATCAGACTTGACGAGATAGGCGAGCGTATCGACGAGGGTCGCGGGAAGCCCGCTGTGAATCTTCCGCAGTTTCGTGTCGTTGCCGGGCACCGCCGCCCAGAAACGCGCCGCGTTCGTACTGTCTTGCGCGCCGAGCTGCTTATATAACTGCTCCAGCTCTGCGGCCTCTCCGCGATACCAGATTTGATTGCGAATCACCGAAGCCTGATGGCTCAGCGGTTCCTGAAGAACAATGCTATTTTGCGCCGCAGGCTGAATTTGCAGCCAATTGCGAAGCATGTTTTTCACCTTCTCTCCGATTTTGCTCAATTTTTTGTCCCTCCTTGTCCGATCCTGTTTTTGTATGGCAGCCACGCATATTGATCGGCATTAATTGTGTGATCGTGGCCGTCCTCCGGCTCGTTATCCTTGTCTTCCTTCCAGCTATATGAATTCAGCTCATCGATCTCTGGCTTACAGTAGTCTTCAACCAGCATAAAGTGCCCGCTCGCCATCCATCCG